ACAATTAACAAATCAATCGAAACTAGTACCGAATCACTTGAGAAGTTCTCCAATGCAGTAGTCGAACTTGCTAAAGCAGTCGATGAAAAGATTGGTCAACTTCAATCAAAGTATGAAGAGGTTACCAAAGGTTTGGCCGAACTTAATTCTGCTACCGTGGAAATTGCTAACCGCGTCGAATCAGTAGAAGAAGAAACGGCAATTAAGAAGTCTGGTGAACTGGAATCCAGTATCCCAGAGCAACCCATAATGAAGAAATCAGTATGGGGCGGACGCTTCCTCAGTTCCGCAGATGTATTTAACTAATTAAATAAAGAAAGAGAGGTGCAAAGAAAAGCATGAGTGACGCAATTAATAAAGCCGCTGCCGCAGTAAATGTTGGTACTGGTGCAATCATCTCAGATCTCGCTTCAAGCGGTGATATGGAGAACTTGACAACCAACCCACTAACACAAAACGGCGGTGTGCTACTTCCAGAACAATCCCGTCGATTCCTGGACTATGTGTTTGATCAGATGGTTCTAGGTAACGATGGGCGTAGACAAATCATGCGTTCAAATACCGCTGAATTCGATAAGATTCAGGTTGGTACACGCTTGATCCGCAAGGCATCACAGGCAAGTGAAAATGTCTTTGATGCTGCAGCAGGCGAAACAGGTTACGCCAACCGTGGTGCCCAATTCACCAAGGTTGAAATCGTCACTACTAAGTTCCGCTTGGACTACGAACTCTCAACTGAGGCACTTGAGGATAACATTGAAGGTTCCGCTCTTGAAGATCACATTGTCCGCCTAATGGCTGGTCAGTTTGGTAACGATCTTGAAGATATCGCCATCAATGGTCTTGCTGCTCAGGGTACTGCATCATACGCTGGTACAACCTACCCATACACAATCGATGGGTTCGTTAAACTTGCTGATGGCGCTGCTGGTGGTACTCACTTCGGTACCGCTGCAACCCTAACTACAGCATCAACATTCTTCACCGCTGCTACCACCGCAGGTCAACTTAAGAGTGGTTCAGCAATCGCCTTCTTTGAGCAACTTTACAACGCCCTGCCCCGTAAGTTCAAGGCTCGTCGTCAAGAGTTGAAGTTCTACGCTTCTACAAAGAATGTCCAAACCCTTCTAACGGATCTACGCGCAATTGGTTCAGGTGGTGTTCCCGAGGATATCGCTTCTGGTATCCTTCGTGGCGCACAGCCTCGCGTCGGTGGCCCTGCTGGTATGACTACCTCCATCTTCGGTATTCCCGTGATGGAAGTTCCACTATACCCAGACCACTACGTTGACCTTACGTTCCCACAGAACAGAATCTGGGGCTTCCAGAGAGATGTTACTGTTCATCGTGAGTTCAAGCCAAAGAAAGACACCGTGGAATACACAGTTTACGTCCGCATGGGTCTTAACATTGAAGAACTTTCTGCAATGGCTAAGGCAAATGCTGTAACTGGCTGATAACTTAATAGTTCTTGGTTAGGGGGTCGCATTAGCGGCCCCCTTTCCATATTCCAAAATATAGTAAAATATAAATAATTAAATACTGGCGGTGCTAAATGATTGAATATTTAAGACAAGATAATTCTCCGTTAACAATATCGTATACGGCTAGTTCTTACGCAACCAATGTCTATTTTGAAGCCTATGATTTGGATACAGAAGAATTTATTCAAAGTGGAGCGGCTACAACAAGCGGCTCATCAATATATTCAATCACCTTTACTGCCGACTCAACTTCTTACGATAGAAATATTAAATTAGAAATAATTACAACTAGTTCTGTTGGTGCATATTCAGAGATACAGAACGTATCGCTTATTAGGCCATATGCTACCTGGAGCAGAATTGAGGAGTTAGCAAATATTCCATCAGGAACATCTTCAGCAACATTAATAAAATTGGAACGGCGGGCAAGATTAAGCCTTAATGCTTATATCGGAAATAGTTTTTATAAACTAAAGAAAGACTTAACTGTTTATGGAAATAATTTAGATGTTCTTACTCTTCCAGAAAACCTTTATAGAATAGATAAAGTTTATGAAGATGATTTGTTAGTTTACGAAAGAGATAATTCAACAGTTCAGTTAGAATATCCAATAGAAATAGCAGATTCTCGCACTAGAGTCAAGATTATTAATTCATCACTAAAAAGTAAAGAAATTGCAGAATCTCCAATATTTTCTGTTTTTTATTATGAAGGTGTATTCAAAAAAGATCATGCGTACAGGATTGATGGAATTTGGGGTTGGGACTATGTTCCTGCAGATATTGAACAGGCGGCGGCGTTGTTAGTAGAAGACTATCTTTGCAATGACTTTAATATTAGAAATAAGAATATTGCAGAACTATCCAACGATTCATATGATATTAAATATGGCTCAGATTTCTCCACAGGAACAGGAAACCTTACTGTAGATAACCTTATTGCTCATTACAAAGAGCCTAGATATTTGGTGATTTAAATGGCTGGCTGCATTAGTTCAACAGCATATACAATGAAGGCAGATATTTACTCTGCCTCCGTCGCCCAGGGAGCCATCGGTGAAGTAAAAAAAGTCTGGGTAAATACAGGAACCATAGACTGTTACGCTAGAGGTATTCTTCGTAAAGGTGTCGGAGAAAACTCTGTGTATCTTGAAATAGATAATTATGTAAATATCCTCCATACACTTGTGAAAATAAGAACTAAAGAACCTATTTCAACAGATGTTAGGGTTGTAAATATTAGAAATCAGGTGGAAACCATTTACAAAGAAAATCAAAATCCTTCTTCATCTAGCGGTGTTGATTATGCTACTATTTTTGAGCCGCGAGGCAGTACCCCTATTACCAATTTTGACGGCTCAGTAATAGAATATGAAACTATTCTTATGCGTCAAGAAATACAAAACCTGGACATTAATTAATGGCTACTGTAGTATTCAATACAGGAAAATTTTCAGAAAAGGTTCTTGCTCTATCAACATATGATGGATCGGTACTGAATAACCTCTATTTAAATCCGCTTAATGCTCAAAAAATCAATCGTGGGGCTGCTCTACTAATTAAAAACTACTTTGATGAATACATGGATGCTAGAGCAAAGCAGGCTCATTCATCCTACCACCACGTTTATGAATTTGATAATACAGGGAATAGGTCAGCAAGATTATTCAAGGCTAATGTCAATAGCACTCCAGATGGCACCGCTATAATAACTTATTCATTCATTCCTGCAAAAATGCCAAATAAAGATGGCCACCCATTTCCAAACAAGGCCGAAATAATGGAGGCGGGAGAACCGATAACTGTTTCAGCCAAGTCCGCCGAGTACCTTCAATTTACATTAGAAGATGGAAGATTCATTAAAAAGAAGCAGGTAGTTATAAATAATCCTGGTGGACGGGACGTAGCAAAAAGTTTTGAAACTACGTTTAATAGGTTTATGGTGTCACAAGCATACGCAGTATTGATGAAATCAAAGTATTATCAACGTATTGAGGATGCCATGATAGTAAAGAGAAAATTGATGATTCCAAGAATTAACTCAGGAATGGTTGCAGAGGCTGCTCGTCGTGCTAAAATAGATGCAGATGAAATCGCGGGAGGATTAGGAACTTTCTATGCCTAGTTACACAGAACTTCCCATAGTGCTTATTAATAATTACCTATGGGATCTTGCAAGCGGGAACGTTGAGGGGCAGCCAGCGGTGGCAAGTGCAGTATGGGATACCTCTGCCTACACGTTTAGACCATTCTATCCAGTAAGCGAAAACTTCGCCCCAGAATCTAACGATCTTCCATATATTCTGTATGATTACATCTTTCTTCCCAAGCCAGGGACATTTTGGCCTATGGAAAAAGAGGAGGCAGACTACATTATTGTAGGAGAATTGCCACAAATTTACTACATAAAAAACTACATCGTTGAGGCACTTCAAAAATTTGATGAAAGCGCAAGGAATGTAAATAATCATCTATCTGCGTCAGGTGTAATGACAAACTTTAAATATATCACCGTAGATCAAGAAAATTATATTGCAGATGAAAAAAGATTAGATAGTTTTAGGCCTAAACTTATTACATGTTTAAAACTAACCTACGAATATACTAAATAAACCTAGATATGATAATATATCTATGAGGAAGCGTAATACAATATCGCTTCAAGGAGGTGAAAAAATAAATGGCCAGAGACTTTAATGCAAAGAATATTATTACAGGCGCAGCAACCGTATATGTCGGCAAGAACGGTGTAGAGAATAACAAAATCAATGTTTCATCTGCTACTGCAACCGCACAAGATCCAGGTAACGTTACTACAGTTACCGATGGTGATTGGTACCACTTAGGTTACACAATGGAAGGCGTTACGCTAAACATTGAGCCAACCTTCAATGACGTTATGGTTGACCAGTTGCTTGATACAGCAAGACTCTTCAAGACTCAGCAAAGAGTTACTGTCGCTACATCACTTACAGAGGCTACGCTAGAGAATCTTTACGTTGCTATTGGTGGTGCTGGTGGTGCAACTGGTGACTTCCAGACTGCATCAGCAGGCGCATCATACAACCAGATTACCGCAGCAGACGGCTCTGCAAGCGCCCTAGGTGCTGCAGGTGCTAGTGCAGTATTCGTTAGTGGTTCAGCCACAGCACAGGTACAGAACCTCCTTCACCTTAATGGTGGTTCACTTGGTATTGCTCCCGTGGAGCGCTCCATGTGCTTCGTTGGTTCTGCTCCCACCTCAGTTGCTGAATCAGGTGGTACAGGCAAGAAGGCAGAAAGAATTTACATGGTTTACCGCGCTGTTTCTGTTGAAGCAGTAGGTGTCGGCGTTCGTCGTGACGATGCTACCGTATTCCCTGTTAACTTCCGTGTTCTTCCCTCTACCTCTAACGAGGCTCCTGACGGCAACGCTGCATACGGCAAGATTGTTGACAGACTGTTCTAATAATTCAATATAGTTTATGATAAAGACGCAGTATTTTACTGCGTCTTTATCATTTATACGGTATAATATTTTTAAACAACGAAAGGATATTACATGGCAACCAAAGTATACGAAACAATAGAACTAGAACTTCTTGATGGTCGTACCATTACTGTAAAACCACTTAATCTTAAAAATCTCCGCGAGGTCATGAAAGAATGGCAGAAGGCCTCAGAAGTTGAGAACGAGGACGAGTTTCTTGATGTTCTAATTAAATGTACATCTATTGCTTTCCGCCAGTTTGCTCCAGACCTGGCAGAAACTACCGAAGACCTTGAAGAGGCTGTAGACCTTCAGACAATGTACAAGATTCTTGAGGTTGCCGCTGATATCAAGTTGAATGACCCAAACCTAGTAGCGACGGCTCAGGAACTCGCTGGGAGGATCTAGACCTCGCTTCCATGCTAGGAGAAGTTTTTCTCCTAGGGCATTGGAAGGACTACGAGGAACTTGAATCGTCGCTATCTATGCCAGAACTTGCCGCTACATTAAAAGCAATTTATGAAGCGGAAAGAAGAAGACAAAAGTTTATGGCCGCTCTTCAGGGCATAGACATTGACGAAAATTCTGAAGAACCAGAGGAGGAATCCCGAATTCCTAGTGTAGAAGAAATTCAGGCTAGGGCAGTCGCTAGACTGACTGGTGATAAAAGCATGGCTGGAGCAATTGAACAGGGTCTTACCCCAGAAATGGGCGTTATATATGAATTAGCGGAGGGGGCTGAACTTGGCTAATATTCACTCCACTATTACTTATAATGCAAATCTTTCTGCCGCGCAAGCGCAGATTAAGGCTCTTACTGCTCAAATTGGGACTCTTACCGCTGCATTTAACACTTTAGATAAATCCGCTCTTACTGCTCAACGAAGTCTTGCTAGCACATTTGCAGCAGGAGTTGGACAGACGGGCGGATTTACTACATCAACAGTAAAAGCAACAAGCGCAGTAGAGACATTTGGTAAGCAACTTGCTGCTAATCGCCTTACTATGCGTCAGTATTTCCGTGAGGCCATTACTGGTTATGCCAATCAAAGTAGCATGATGCGCCGACTTGCTGAGCAGCAAGTAAGATATCAGCAATCAATGGCTGTCCCAATTGGCGGCGGTCAAACAATGATGATGACTCCACAGAGTATTAATGCCGCTAGTAGCGCTGCAGCCCTTGCCTCACAAAGATTCGCAGTATTTAATCAATTAATGAATGGCGGAGCAACTGCCATGCTCAACTGGGGCAAGAATACCCAATGGGCAGGTCGCCAGTTGATGGTCGGTTTTACTGTACCTTTAATGTTATTTACTGCAGTAGCATCAAAGCAGTTCCGCGAACTTGATAAAGAACTTACAAGATTCCAGAAAGTCTACGGCGCTGATCTTGGAAACGCTATTAGTGATTCTACCAGCCGTATGCGTGAACAAGTAAAGCAATTAGCATATGATATTTCAAGCACTTATGGTATTGCTGCTAAAGATACTGCTGCTCTTGCTGCAGATATTGCTGCAACTGGGGCAGAAGGAGAGAAACTTATTGCGTCAGTACAACAAACCACTCGGCTTGCCGTACTAGGTGAAGTTGATAGACAAGAAGCAATGAAAGCAACACTTTCTTTGCAGTCAGCGTTTAGAATGAATACTAATGAACTTGCTGAATCTATTAACTTTCTAAATGCTGTAGAAAACCAAACATCTGCAACTCTAGAAGATTTAGCGACAGCCATTCCTAAGGTTGGACCTGTTGTAAGAAGTTTGGGTGGCGATGTAAAAGATCTTGCAACGTTGCTTGTTGCTATGCGTGAAGGTGGTATCCCCGCCGCAGAAGCAGCAAACGCATTAAAATCTGGCCTAGCATCACTTATTAATCCAACGAAACAGGCAAGTGCAGTAGCAAAATCATTTGGGGTAGATTTAGTAGGCATAGTTGAAGCAAATCGTGGACAACTTATGCCCACTATTTATGCTATGCAAGAAGCATTGGCAGGACTAGACAGTTTCTCAAGATCAAGGATTATTGAGCAAATATTCGGTAAGTACCAGTTTGCTAGAATTACAGCCCTCTTTGATAATATTGGTAGGGCTGGATCACAAACTCAATCTGTAGTAGAACTAGCATCTAAATCATCTGCAGATCTGGCTAAGGTGGCAAATGATGAACTTAGGACTCTTACTGAGTCAACCGCTATGCGTTTCCAAAGAACAATGGAAGATCTTAAGAATGCCATTATGCCCATTGGCCAGACCCTTACTGAAACCTTGATTCCAATATTTGAATTTATTGGAAGCGGAATGAAGACTTTGACCTCCTTCTTCCAAGCGCTTCCTGGACCAGTAAAAGATTTTGCTAAGTATGGTATAGCCATTGCTGCTCTTGCTGGTCCTATTATTATGATGGTTGGTCTATTTGGAAACCTTATTTCTAATGTTATTAAATTCGGCATGATGATAACACGGGTAGGCGCAAGAATTGCTGGAATTAAGGTTGAAAAATTTGAACTTCTTAATCAAGACGTTATGGCTGCAAAACTTGGCGTAGAAGGACTTACAAAGTCATTTGATACACAAGAAGTTGCTCTTAGAAGATTAACGGGAGTGCTTACTGCCTATGAAACCTCTCTAAGAAGGTTGACAACCTCTAATCCAGCCTTATTTATTCCTGGGGCAATTCCACCCGCTCGCGGATCAATGCCAATTAGGAGACAGGCAGGATCTACTGGTCCAGAATTTGTTCCAGGCTCAGGTCGCGGAGATAAGATTCCTGCCATGCTGGAGCCTGGTGAATTTATTGTAAATCGTGCTGCTACAGAAAAATATGCTCCAGTTCTTATGGCTATGAATCGCGGGAATCTTCCAGGTTTTCAAGAAGGCGCACAACTATCACACTTAACATTATCTAAGCAACAAAGCGTGGGGTCATTATTGCAACTACCATTTTTAGATCAGGGCGCTAGAGCAATGTTAATGCTAATACAATCAATTCATGGGGTAGATTTCCAGGTAAGAACATATAGTAATGCAGTAGTAGGTTTAAGCACAACACTTAACCAGTCGATGGAAATG